GAAGCACTATAATTTGTTTTATTAATAGTGAAATTTAAATCTATACTACTACCAATAGAATTACCATCCATCATTAAAAATGCAGATGTAGATGTAGCATAAGCTGGAGAAATAAATATTTTTCTGTATGTTATACTTATTATCTGAATAAACTTTCCGCTTCCAGGTGCTGACAATAATAAAATTTGATTAGTTCCCATAGAACGTATAGCCGAACTTGTCAATGATATTTTTTCTGATAAAATTACATTTGCTGGCTGCGAATAAGTTTTTATTTCATCTAAAGTAACCTTTGAAGTTAACCCCGATTGATTAATCGCAAACTCTTCTGTGCCGTCTAATATTCCTGCTGCTGGTAATTGTGATATTTTCTTTGAACTCATAGTAATATTTTTTCATCGTTTTCTTGTAAAATAAAATCCCCACTTTCTTGCAACAAATAAGCCTCGTTTTCAATTAATGGAGGTGCTGGCATTGTAGCAAAAATAATATTATTTTTTGTTATTAATAGCTGAATGCTTTGATTTTCTACCAATGAATCATCCCAATAAACTATTTGACCTGAAAATGGCACATCCAAAGGGCTTAAATTATTATCATTTAATAACTTTATAAAGTAGTCTATTGACCCATAAGTGTTTAGGCATATATCGGTTAGGCTTTGCCCCTCTTGGCATTCAAACATTCTCATATTGTTGCATTTGGATTGATTAATAATTCACCATTTGGTGTGCTACTTATTTGAGGATTATTTACTTTATACCCATCTGATTCAAGTTGCAAACGTATATTCTTAGATAACTCTTGCTTTTCGCTTGTTGAGTTTCTGTAATTTCCAACGCCTACGCCATCTGTCGGATTTTCACCCCACCATCCCTGAAATGCTCTGATAGTATCCTCTATGTGTTGCTGGTCGCTTTCTTGAAAAGTAAAATCGCCATTATAAACTGTTGGATTATCTGCTTCAATTTTTATGTCTTGATTAGCCATGTGTTATGTTTATATTTTCAATATCGGATTGCTGTGTAATTGGTTGTATCGGATTAAATGAAGCATACAAAGGAGCGAATGGATATGTTCCACTTGGTGCTAATGGTATGGTCGTGGTCTTTAACGTGTTCAATAAATTATTAACTAAATTCTCTAAAGCATTTATTTTATCGGTTAATTCTTTGACTTTTACTAAGCCATCATAAGACCCATCATTTAGCTGCATTTTACCATCATTCTCAATCGTAAATGAACTATCGCCCACTTGAATATAATACTTGTCTATGTCGCTCCAATTCACTACAAAAGGGCTTTGATAAGTTGAACGCAAAATAAGTACATCGCTATCAACCTTAGGTAGGATTTGAAGCCCATCGCAAACACCAACTTGCAAAGATACATTAGGTATTTCAACTGATTCTTTTCCACTTTTACTAAGCACAACGCAAGTGCTCTTGTCTTCATCCACTGACTTAACTTTGCATACTAATAATTGTACTCGGTCTTGACCAAAGTTTCCTGACATTGTTTCAACTGCCGTTCTTATTGACCTATCACTACTGTATCTCATAACTTATAATGTAATTCAATTTCTTGTCTATGACCACCAACTCCTCCCGTATATTTAACCATCTTTACTCTATACTTCCCGTCCCTGTCTGGCATTACTTTGTCTTTTAAATTAACAATATCACCAACTCTAACTAAAGGTATCGCAAATGTAGTAAATGTGCCTTTAAAGCCTGTATAATAATATTTCTCTAATTCATCCTTGCCACGCTTAAATAACTCGTTTAAATCGGTTATATTAACAAAATTAAGCGTTCTTCTTTCACCCTCTACGTTTTCAGGAAAATCTTTTCCCTCTTCTTTTTTCTTAAATACAAAAGTCCCTGTTTTGTCAGGGTAAACTAAAATTTCAATTTTATCGGATTTGGTTTTTGATTGTCCTTTTTTATTCGTTCCGCTTATTAATTCGTTATTAGCCACCACTACTGCACTCAATTTTATATCGTCTTTTCTTTGAAATTCTAAGTTATCTGATATAATATTTTGCTGAAAAATAAATGTAGATTCTTTGGCTTCGCTTGGCACATAAATACTGAATCCAATTCTTAACTCATTGCCTCTAAAATAGCTTTCTAAATGGTACTCCTTTTGCAATCTTGTAAGCAATTGAGCAACCGATTCATCTTGTATGACAAAATCTCCAATTGTTGTATTAGCTAAAGAATTGACTGAGAAATCAGTCCCTTTTAATAGTTCTTTTAATAAATCTTCTACTGTTTTATCTTTAGACCATACTTGAGGCTTACATGCTATTTGTTTAAGTAGCCACATATTATCCTCACATTCTATTTCTATTGGTTTTTTGCTGATAACTTTCGATATATATCCTTTAAATATCGGTTCGCTTGGTAAATCCAACTTCTCATTCCCGTTGCCATCATACGTATAATATCCGAAATTGATAGATACAGAATCTCCGCGCCTGAATAAATTGTCCACAAGTTTAGAATTAGTAGTACCGCCAAGAGGTAATAGATTGTTATTTTCATCTCTAACGTATATGTTTTTAGGAAATTTTATCTTAGCTTGGTTGGTCAGGTCTACCCATGTATCCGTTGCATCAAATTCATTTACAAAGTCAAATGTAAACGCTAAATTTCTACCCGAATCAATATTCGATTTGAAGTCTATACGTGTTACACATCTAACCATTGAAGTTGTCATAACTGCTGTGTAATTCTTAATTCAATTGGTAAATCTGAAATGCAATTAATAGAAAAAACTTGATAAGAGTACCCACCCTCTGTTTGTGGCAATGAATAACTATCCACAACTAATTGATTTATGCCTAAATTATTTAGCCACCATGCCGTTACTGATTTTGAAACTGGAGCATCTAACCAATCTTTTAACCTTTTGACTTCCTCTTTTGGATGTACTCCGTTTTGCCCTGTTATAATCCCTTGAATAGTTATTTGAGCGTCATCCGCTCCAATATATTCTTTAACAGTTCCGTTTCTACCTTGTATTTCTGTCTTTATGATTCTTTGCGCTTGGCTTACTGTTATTAAAATAGAATCCAAAATCATATAGTAAGCAGAGTTTTTATTAGAACCAGTTGCTCCGCTTCTGTACCTATCATTAGGCAAGTCTATTTCACGATTAGTAATATTATCGGTATATTTTAATCCTTTTAAACAAAGGTCTGTATAAACTGGAGTCCCTAAAATAGAAGTACCTAAGGCTTCGTCCTTTTGATACTTTAATTCTAATTCACTTTTGCCCTCGTATGGATTGTTTTTAGCATTTACTATTTGCACATTTTGCAGCCCTAATATAGTAGCAGTTCTCAATAAAGATAATTGAGGCTTAGGCAATTGATTGTTAGGTATTATATACTCGCTCATATTCCTGCTACTATTTGACTATCATTTAAAGCATCCGTTAAAGTACTTGCAACCATTTCTTTAATCTTAGATGTTGATTCACTCATGTTATTAGTTTGGATTTTAAACGTTTCAATTAACTTACCAATAGTTACATTTATTGTTATTGCTTTGTTAGCTTGTGCGCTTGGTGCTTTTGGTGCTTTAGGTGCTCCTGCTGATGCAGCTGCTGCTTCTGGAGAACCCATTGGAGCAACCCCAGTAATTAACCCATCGCCTTTTTTCTTTTCTTTTTTAGAATCTTTAAAAGAGGCAACGCCTTTTTCTTTTCCCTCTTCATAAGATTTGCCAATACGCTCTCCTGCACCTTTTACAGTATCAACTATTGATAACATACCGGCTGCAATAGCATCTTTATCTAATGTTAAAGCACCTTTTATTATTTGCCCAAGCCCCGTAAACACTTCGCCAATTAAAGAACCAACTGTTTTTACAACCTCCCAAAGTCCAAATAAACCGGCTCTAAATGTTTCCGAGGTTTCATAAGCGTAATAAAATGCACCGGCTACTGCAGCTATACCGGCAACAACCCAAAATGCAGGATTTGCCAACATAGTAGCATTCAAAGCAGCCATTGTTGCTGTTAATCCGTTCCCGGCTAAAATACTTTGCACAAATGCACCATTTTTTAAACCCTCCCAATATACAGTTAGCTTTTGCCATCCGGTATAAATTGCATAAGCACCGGATAATATTCCAACACTTACTGCTAATGACTTAACTACCGTTGTGTTTTCTTTGAACCATGTAACCGAGGTTTTAATATAGTCAATTAAAGTTGACAAACCACTAATCATTGTAGATATAACTGGTTTAACCTGAGTCCCAATTGTTAGCCATAAAGAAGTTAGATTATCTTCTAAATTGGATATTTGCCCTCCTGTTGTTTTAGAAATTGCAGCCATTGACCCGCTTACGCCCTCGACCTCCCCAAGCGAAAGCAAATATTTTTGGATAGATTTTTCTGTAAAATCAACCTCTTTTTTTACGCCTTTAAACGCAAAAGTAACTTTGTCCCCATTTTTTGACGCTCTAATCCCAAACTCTTTTAGCCTTTCAAATTCACCTGTTTGGGCATCTATAATAGCCTCGCTTAATTGGTCAAATCCCTTACCCGTTGAAGATGCTAAGTCTCCTAAAGATGTCATTTGCTCCATAGTTGGCTTAAAACCCATGTTTGCCAACTTCACATAAGCACCCGTTAACTCATTAACTGCAAAAGGAGTTGTTGCTGCTAAGTCAGTTAAATTTTTTAATGATTCTGTACTTGCTGATTGACTCCCTAATGTATTTGTTAGTACTGCATCATATTTCTCAAATTCAGAAATTGTAGATATTATGTTAGACCCGATTGCTGCAAAGCCTGCTATCCCTGCACCAATACCGAGCATTGATAATGCACCTTCAACTTTTCCAATAGTACCGCTTAGTTTATTAGCTGCTGAATCTGCTACTTGCAACTTGCCCGTGAGCATGTCATTTAGCGTGACCGTATATTTTACATCTTCATTTATTGCCATTTGCCGTCTGTTTTAAGTGCATATTTAATCCACTTCATATACTTAATAAACAATTCATCTTCCACATAGTCCACATCAACTTTAAAATGATACATAATTAACGCTGCCCATTTTGCTATGTCGCTAATGTCATCTATGTTAACGTCTTCTATTTTTTTTTAAACTGCGATAAAGCAGTTTCAATCAAATTATTAGCCACGAACACAGCACCAAAATAAAACTTGTCATTGCTCATTATTCGTGGGTCACTTTCCTCTACAATTAAACAACTATCTAATATGTCTGAAGCTGCTGTGATAGGTTTACTTATACCTTTATCCATTAGCATCAATTTAACGTGTCTTGGTGGCTCTTTAATGTATCCAACAACTGCAGAGCCATCTTCATCGTATCCCAAATATGGCACTACTTTTACTTTGTGAATAGATATTAATTCAGCACACTTTAACTCAATCTTTTCTTCGATTGTTAATTCTTTTACTTCGTTTTCTTGCATGATTTATTTTGTTTCTACAAAAGTAACATTTTTAAATTCAAAAGGCGGTATTTCTACCGCCTTTTTTTATCAAACCACAACCATGAAAAAAACTTAATTAACGTGGTCAATCAATCCGATAATCAAAGGTATTTCTACCATTGATTTAGTGTCTCCTTGACCAATTGTAAAAGGGTCTTCCAAGAACTCACATGCTCTTAACACATCAAGTGTCGGTTGAACTCGTGTACCTTGAAATGAAACCTGTATATCGAAAAAAGAAATATCCAAAGGGTCACGACTTGGAGCAGCTGCGATTATGCTGTTCCATTCTTCACGATACAAAGTAATTTTACCCTCGTATTCTTTGTTGCCGTAACCTCTTGAAATAGGCTCTGTACCCATTCCATAGTTATTGTCTTTTTTCTGTTTTCGCTTGTATTCGATTTGAGTTATTCCTACAACTGGAACGCCAAACAATACGAGTTTAACGTTTGACCAGCTATAATTTACTCCGTTTATTAATGGATTTGCCATGCTTAACTAATGTTTGTTGTGAATCCAATCGTAACTTCTATTTGTCTTGCTACTCCAATCGGTACTATTTGAATTGAAATTGCTAAAGTATTTGTGCTTAATACATTTTGTGTAGGGTCAATTGTAACTTGTTGTGCTGAAATTTCAGAATTTCTAAGCATCTCAAATAAATTAACCTCTGCTAAACTTGTAAAATAAGCAACTGTTGTATCGGTCAATGTCCCGTCTGAATTAAGCTGTAAAGGGCTATTTAATGCTGGCAATACAGATGAATAAACACCTCTTATCGCTTTGTCAATTGTCCTGTTATTTTCGATATAAGCGTAATCAGAACTTTGTATAATTGACGTGTGTGAATCATTAAAATAAGACCCCGCTAAACCTACAAACTTTTTAAGGAACACATATCTTTTGTTGTTTATAGCATTCAATGAATTAACTGGGATGTTCTTTATTAATTCACCATTTGAAATGGCTGGAGTGTCGCACTCGTATCCATTAGAAATATTGAATTTACCAACCCATGCAATGTCATCGCTTACTGCTGCAAAAGAAACCGAACCTAAACATGCTCCTAAAGTTGGAACTGATTTTCCGTTAGCTAAATATAGCTGATTGCCTAATCCTGCTCCATCTTGACTTATTACGCAACTAACTTTATTAGCTGTGTATGTGTTTAGATTTACAAGTGTTGAAAGGTCTGATACTGCGCTTAAATCTCCAGCATAAATAGCTGAAAGTGGCTTATGATTTGCATCACAATTAGCTACTATTTCATCATTTAATACTTGTAAATCCCCGTCATCAAATGCCTTGTCATCAACATAAACTCCAACTTGCCTTAAAGTACCATCTGCAAAATCTTGCATCAAAGTAACTTCTGTATAGTCGTAAGTTGCTGGTATTTCATAGAATCCTACATAAAGAACACCCTTAGGTGCTAATCTGAAAAATTCTTTTATTTGATAATGCCACACAGCTTGTTTACTTGGTGCGCCTCCGCTTGGCTGCGCTAATGTTCCTGCAAATGTTCCTGTTTCTGTTTTTACAACTGGTGTTCCTGAATTTGGAAATAATCCCTCACTCTTTGGAAGCGTTATTGTAATCGTGTTTGTTCCTGAATTATAAGAAGCTGAAACATTAGTTTGATACGTTGTTGAATTAATCAACGCTGTAATTGCATCACCTTGCAAATCTATTGTCGTTTCAGTTGAAGCTACTTTATAGCTTATTATTGTTTGCGCTCCGCTTATTCCTGTATATACTAATTTAAGCCCATCGCCTGTTGCTCCTA